ACCTCTTCCATACGAGGCCCTGGTTGCGCCGAGAAGAGGGCTTTAACCAACTTATTACGGTCAGCCAATGACAACCCCCTAGCCCACGCCTCTTTTTCAGCAGTAGTTTTACCGTCTAATAATACACATCGTGACAAAATAATAGTGTTTTGTTCAGCCGTAGTTTTACCACGTTTTCCAGCAACTTGGCTATCCCCACCAGTTGGATACTGTAATTGAATTACACTGTTATTTTTTAATTTTACTTCAATAGGTTTATGAAGGTCTACATCTATTTTTTTAGATGTGAAGTCTTTATCTAAATCCATAGTAATATCGTTGTCACCGTTGCATTCGCGACAAGTTACTTGAAACTCACGGTAGCGACCATAAGTTGCTTTTAACACTCCCAAAAATAAAGCGTCTCTGTCACCGACAATTAAATCATCAATAATTTCTGCTTTGCCATTTACCTCAATATTGCCAATTGACACAACACCACGTTTTAAAAGATGGGTCATATATTCAGAATACGTAACGTTTTTTTGAACGTCAAAAGCAGAAAGAGCCTCTTCGTCTTCTCCATTTAATTCACGAACAGTTGCAGTTGTCAACCATTCATTTGAAGAAGGTGAATACAAACCACGAAATAAATCAACTTTTAAACTTGTAGGAAGGTCAACTTTTGGTGCTGGTTCTTGCAACGCTTGGTTTACAGCCGAGGCTTGAGACGATAGTTCAGTAGACATTTAATGCTCCTTAAGTTGTAAATATTAAAAATTATTAACGAATAGTACCAATTGTATTGATTTCGTTTTCAGTAAATGCAACATAAAAGCCCTCATGGTGAACGGTCATTTGTTGAATTAAGATACCGTTGTCACCAGCGTTAAGACCATTCATTGCAAAAACACCAGGCCAGCAATTAAACAATTTAAATGCTAGTTGAACTTTACCTGGTTTTGTTCCACCATCAGGAAGGTCAGTTGCTTGATATGAACCGCCAATTCCATCATTGCGTGTATAAGGGTGGTCGTAAACACGAACAACTATATCGCATCGGTAATCGTTACTGCCACCTGATTTTAACAAACCAGTGCTTCCTGTAGCGGCTGTTCCTTGTTGCCATGAATGAAGAAATGTTTGCCATTTCCACATTTGTGCTTGATTTGAAAACACCCCACGACTAAACGACACTGGTGGGAAGTCTGATTGACCAACCATTTTGTGTGGGTGAGTATTCATTCCACCTTCACGGTATGCAATCAATTCATTAGTGACACTCAAACCAGACATTTCAGCAAAGCCAAGACCATCAAGACCTGTTCCAGTTCCTGATGAAGTGTGACTTGTCAAGTCGGGTGCACCCACAATTTGAATTTGAAATTTAAAATTACGAAGTGGGTCGGTACGTTGTGAAATAGCCATTATTTCTCCTTAAACAGTTTCGTTCAGATTTGAGCCGCCAACAAATTGGCTAACTTCAATGACAATAAATTCGGCGGGAGTTTGCAGTGCAATCCCGACCTCTACATGAACTTCACCATTTTCAATCGTGTTTGTTGTGTTGTTTGTTGAATCGCACAAAACGTAAAACGCTTCGCTTGTATTACGACCTTTAAGACCTCCTGCACCCCAAAACTCAGCAAGAAATTTAGAAAGGCGAACTTGAATGTTTGTCCAAAGACGTTCGTTGTTTGGTTCAAACACTGCAAAATCTGTAAGTCGTTTTGATTGAGCCTTGACATAGTTAAGACTACGACGTGTTGGAACATACTTTGTGATATCTGTTTTCTTCAAAGTACGAGCACCATTAATAATTATTCCAGCACCAGGAATTGCTTTCATGGTGTTTACGTGAGCGTCATACATGGTTCCTTGTTCTGCTTCGGTAAACGAAGTTACAAGACCAAAAGCATTGCGAACGTCATAACCAAAACCAGCAGGTGCTTTTGCAACTGTTCGTTCTGCTTCAACTCGTGAATATAATCCAAGAATAGCGCCACCAGGTGCAGTATCGCGAATTGCAGCAGCACCAGTTTTTGATGGGTCAACCATTTTAAGTTTTGGATAATACACAGCGCCGTATGAAGAAGCCGTATAACCGCTAATTGCAGAAACTGCATCAGCACCTGATGTAACAGATGATGGGTCAATTACTACAAAACAATCTCCGCGAGTTTCTGCATATGATAATGCATAGTTAACAACTGCAGCAGTTGTTTTGTTGACTAAGTTAAGAACCAATTCTTCATTAACTGAATCAAATGCGTCTATTGCGTCTTCCCAATCTCCGTTAGCAGGAGTTGAACCATCTGCACCAGATGCTAGGGAAGTGTTGGATACTGCTGTAACTGTAAAAGCAGATGTATATGTAGCAATGGATGCAACAGTAATATAAGTAGAATAAGTATTTACTACCGTTCCTAAATAACGATTGGAATCTAAATCAAGACTTACTTCGTTCCAACGTTCAACTTCTGTGCCACTCAATTTAACAATTAAATTAAATGTTGGCTCACTACCAGTGACCAATCCAGCGGTTACAGATACAGTAAGGTTGTTGCCCCAAGTTCCAGGGTTTGCAGCACTTACTGTAAATACAGTTGAAGAACCGCCACCGTTAACTGTTCCAGCAAAGTTTGCCGATGCAGAAACAGCGTCAGATGAATCGTATACACGAGAAACGTATGTACTGCGACCACCATTTGCAAAATAGTGATAAACCGCATATGGAAGGTCATAAGCGTCTTCAATATCGCCGTACAGTGCTTTATACGCTGTCCATGACGATACTTTTGTTGGCACAATTGGACCGCGTGGTGCAGGCGCAATGAAGCCAGCAGATACCGTGTCTGTGCCAGAAGTTGATGATGTGGTAAAGGCGCCTTCAGATACGTAAACGCCAGGTCGTTGAAATGCCATTGTGGATTACTCCTTACAGAAAGTATACCTTAGATATTGAAACTATACACATTAATATTCTTTAAAATTGTTCTTCAGAGTTAGTGCTCATATTATATACGCTTCCATTGACGCTGTTAATTCGTTCAACACCGCCAACAACTGTAGTAACCGCTTCTCTGCCCACAATACGAGACGATGGAATCTCGGCGGTCATTTGTACGGTGTAAACTTTTCGGAAAATACGTTTGCGATAGCCAGCCTCTGGGTCAAGGAGGTCTGCTGTAGTCCAGTCCAACAGGTCTAAACGCCTAATAGTGTTATCTGCGCCAATATCAATAAAACCTTTTCTCCAAGGAAAGATTTCAGTAAGTATTTTTGCAGTTAAATACCTATCATGAAGGGCTGTTCTTGTAAAGGTAGATACCTGATACAACAAATCAACAGGAACGTGTTCGTTAGCCTCTAAATAAGCGTAACTGTTTTTGTTTGTTTTAAAGTTAAAGTTAGTAGATACGCTAGGCCAATAATCCATACGATTTGCAGAGTTTGCTGGAATAGCAGGTGCGGCACCTGCACCAGTCCTATAATAAATATCCGATTCAGAATGTTGCCTGTTTCTAGCATGGATAATATCAATGTGTTCCAAAGTAATAAAAGGATATGAACGTTCTGTTTCACCTTCTGGATATCTAAAAAAGACTTCTACTGGTCGCTCGTTGTTTCTGTCGTCAGGAACCGTCATACCAGCAAACAAGTTTTTAAGAGCCTCATCTTCGGCAAGGAGAAAACCAACTCTACTCATCGGTATTTTGCCGTTAACTTAGCGTGAACTTTGTTAGCAATTTTATTACTAAGTTCTGTTTGATTGCCTAAAACCTGTGAACGAAGCAACGGTTGTGGGGCAACTTTTGTAGGAACACCATACTCAAGGTCTGTAGCAAGACGAGCCTTTTCATCATTGCCAGTTATTCCGTAATCAACAGTTCCAGTGCTTTCATTGTATGTAACTTTTAAACTATCTGAAACTTTAGCCCAATCAGTTTTAGAGTTTTTGGCTCTTTCCTGTAGTGCAATAGTTTCTTCTTTAGTACTTTCTTTAATAGCCTGAGCCAAAGCCTTAGCATACTCTTTAGCCAAGAATTCTGCATATCGCACAACTTCAAACTCACCAGAAATGAACGATGGTCTAGAAGAACGTGCGGCAGACGACATGCTTGTTAATGCACTCCAATTCTTCTAGGCAGTTGTACCCTTTAGCGCTCGCTAAAGTTAAATCAAGTTTATCAGATACTGGGAAGTCTAGAAGGCCAAGGAAGGTTACTGATGTTAGTAAATGTGGGATTTGGGTCAAAAGGATATTCTTGATTAAAGTAGACCTCAAGACCCTCAACTACTATGATAATGTCATCTTTGGCTCTACCACGAACTTTGTAAGAAGTTACGGTAAAGTACCTTCCGTCATAGGTAAACAAATCGTTAAGATGGGTTTTATATTCCCAAACGTTAGTTAATCCAGCCGACCTAAAATCCTCTACTGAGGCTACAAAATTAACAACCTCAATTGGTTGACGACCTTCTGGAATTGAACGCTTTTGGTCCTCAGTTTCCGTAATCATCAAAACTGGAAGAATAATACCGTTTTTGTATTTACGCCCTCCAGTTCCACTTATACCTTCGTCATAGACGTCATCAAAGTATGAACCAGTAGAACTAGCGGCGTTTCCAAACGGTATAAACTCGTAATAAACAATAGACTCACCAACTAACCGAGAATACTCTCGGTAATGTTTTCTGATAAGCCCTAATTCAGTTCGGGCATCCATTAGAAGAATCCAGTGTTATAAAGACTGCTAGGAGGATTAGTATCTACGAATACATCCTCTCGTAGGTCGTCTCCTTTATCCTCAACTTCAATAGTTCCTTTATCTCGTTCTGGGAATACTCTCTCAATTGGACCATAATCTCCAAGTTCACGAGCGCGGTAGATTGGAACATAACGATTTGTAATACGTGAAACTCGGCTAAGATTCATTACTTCAATACGATTAACTCCAATGTTGAGCGCACGTGCTTGGTTTTCATATTGTCGTTGCCAATACTCAAGAAGGCTTTGAACCATTCTAAAACGTTGACTGCCTGGAATATGCACGGATTCAGAAGTCATTACGTCAATGTCTCGGCTATATTCGCTTAACAAAGCCCACAATGAACTTACAACTGTTGCCATTCCAATAGTGTCAATAACAATTCCAGACATATTCTCTAATGGTGTAGACAAGTTGTAAACATGTTCTTCAATAGCATGATGTGCATAAAACTCAAGGTCTGCTGGCAAAATCCATTCGTAGTGATAACCTTCAACCATTAGGCTGCTATTTGCTGCTGGAGTACTACTTAATCTTAAAATACCGTTTCTAGCATCTAATGAAAATGCAGAAGCAGCCAACTCTGTTGGTGTAGAAGATGTGTATATTGCAATGTATAAACTATCTGTATCAATGTTTGGATGACCTAGTTCATAGGTGCGAGTAGTTGCTTCAAATGAAGTTTGAAAGAACTTTGGAAAGTCGCGCAAAAAGTTACGAGCAATAGTAGTAACTTCTTCAACTATTACTGAATTAAAATGAGCCATTATTCATCCGCCGAATCTGCACCAGGAATAGTGTCTTGGTCTGGGTAATTAATTGCTGGATATGCTTCTCTTTGACGATGCACCATCATTCTGCGAACGCGAGTTGCGTCCTGTACCGTTCCAGTCGGTTTAGGAATTGGTCTTTCGGTCATATTGACCGTTAACCAAATACTTGAGTGCCAAGAACAATTTGGTCGTTCTCACCAAAATCAACGTTTACTGCAATTGTAGGTGTAGCACCTTCTCCAGTATTGTTGGTAAGAGTGATGCTGCTTCCAGCAACTAATGATTCTACATAATCACCAGTCGTATCAGTTCCCAAAGCAACTGAGTTTGACGCAATAGTAGCAGTTAATGTACCGTTGCCAAGGTCAGTAAGCGTTACAGACCCGCTTAAGTCTCCTCCAAGAGTAATTACAGGGTCTGGCTTGCTAGTGACATTAGACCAATCAATAGTTGTACCTGGAGAGGCTAAACAAAAAGCCCGTTTGTCAATAATGTCATTTGCAACAATTGATTCATTTGCACGACGCAAAACTGCCGCAAGAACTATGTCGGCAGCAGGTAGTGCTGGAAACACTGGGTTTGTAGAACTAGCAGTTCCAGTAACTGTTTGAATAGTTACTGCAGAAGTTGCGTACCTAGCCACAACCAAATCAAAACGGTTTCCAGAAGATGGAGCGCTTGATAGTGAGTATGAGGCATTGGCAGAAAGGGCATAATCAGTTCCCTCATACGCAATGGTTCCAGAAGCAACGGCAACGATATTGCCAGAAACAACAGTTACTGCAGCACCAGAAACAACTCCTTTTCTGCGATTGCCTAAAATCTCAAAATCAACGCGGTCTGGCTCTGATTGGTCCAGTGTTGATTTATCGGTATCTGGTGCATTGGGGATTGTAAAACCCGCCATTAGTATCCTTTACAAAGTGTCGTAAATATTTCCACTCTTACGCAGGTAGTCGTACAAATCTTTTGAGACATTGAATCGTTTTCCATCTACAAAATTATACACTTCCTTGCCCCAGTACATTTTCCAAGTTCCCTTGATACGGGCTTGAACTAGGTTACTACCTTCTGTTGGAACAGGAATTGCAACTTCAATTTCATTATTTTCTACTTCTTCAGCAAATTGTTTTGTTTTACGTGCCATGTTTTCTCCTTATGGTTGGACACTTACAAGTATAAAGGGCCAGTGGGTAAGTCCCACTGGCCCTTTAATTAATTACCTGAGATTATCAGGAAGCGCCGATTGCGCCACCCTTGGTGTTGATAAGCACTCGGCTTTCGTGAGTAATTACTCCGAAGCCCCAAATTGCGTACCAAGCAAGACCATGCTCACGACCAAAGTCAATGACGCCACCATCTCGCAACTCAACTGGCAAAGCAATTGCTTGACCAAATGCGTTGTCACCAATCATCATCGCGTTGTACGAATCAGCCGATGGGTCTTGGAAGCCAGCACTTACTGGGTCAAGGTCAACAACATCTGTTGATGCTTGTCCCTTAAGTACTTGTGTTGTTTCAATGAACACAACGTCGTAGAGACGACCAATTTCACCAAGCATGAAGTTGCCTGGAGCAGCGTACTTAGTGACTTCAATAAATTCAGGCCAGTCACGAAGCGAACGGCTTTGTGATGGGTGAACGAAGCACACGTATGTGTCGCCAAGACGTGGGATGTTCTGACCAGCAAGTACTTCAACTGCGTCCTTGATAGTTGCAGGTGAGAGATAGCCAGGAGCCGAAGCCGACCCAGCCGATGAGTACTCGTAAGGAGCAATTGAACCACGTGTTGAACCGTTGGTGTTGCGACCAAACACTACGCTTGGAGCAACTGCTGCGCCACCACCAAACGGAACACCTGCGCTGTAAAGCGTGTTACGTGCTTGAATGTCCATGGATTGTGCCATGTGACGACCAAGAAGACGCGAGGCTGATGCCATTACGTCATCAAATGCTGCGTTAAGCAACAACTCGGTGACAGCAACTGACTTGCCTTGTTCCTTTACGGTGATTTGAATCTGACTTGCCGAAAGAGCACTTGGCTCCATGCGAACGCCTTCAACCAATTCTGCACCTGCGTAATCGTCAGTTGTGAGGTTGGTGTAACGCATAAAGTTAACTGTCAAACCAGGCATTACGCCAAGTTCTGTCTTCTTTACTGCGAACTGTTCAAAACGAAGAACAGGCATTGCTTGGAACAAAATTTCTTTTGACCAAATCTGTTGAATTGCTGGTGAAAGTGTTGCATCACTTGAGTAGCCTGTAGTCGTTACTGACGTAAGATTTGCTCCTGTAACTGCACCACCCGCTGGGCCTGGATATGCCATATAGAAAATTCCTTTGTTAGGTATTTGTGGATAATTTATTTATTCTTTAAAAGTTCGTTAAAAACGACCCTTTGAAGAACGTGCGTTTAAAAGTTTCTCACGCATTTTTTGATACTGTTCCATTGACATATTGCGGATATCTTCCGCAGTTAACGTTTGCTGCTCCATTTGAGTTTCCATAGGTCCAACAGGAGGTGCTGTGACACCTACTGCCTTAAAGCGCGTTTGGGATTCCTCACGCACTCTTTGGACATTTTCTAGAATAGCAGAACTTGCGTCTTTGTACTGGTTAATTTTTAACTCAATTTCTTCTTCTGAAGAACCGCTAACCAAAGGCAAGAGTTGTGGAATAATGTACTCTTGTTCCTCTTGCAAACGACGGGAAATGTAGTTTTGAAGTTCTTGGTGACGTCGCTCTTTTTCTAAAAGGGCTGCCTGTGCCTGACGGTCACGCTCAATCTCTTCTAAACGACCTTTCCACTCATTTTCAACGTCGTTGATTTTCTTTGTAAACTCGGTCTCCTGTTTTAGGAGGAGTTCTTTTGCGCTTAATTCTTCAAATTCGCGTTGCTTACGAATTTCTTCTTCTTTACGTGCTGTTTCTTCGGCTTTTTTAATAGCCGCTTCTCGCTCTGCAGAAATGACTTTTAGTTGCTCTTCAAGCACTTTTGTTCGGGTATCCGATTCTTCAAGACGCTTGTACATCTTGTCTTTTTCTTGCTTACGGATTCCTTCAACGTCATCCTCAGTAAAGGTCTTTGTTTTTTGACCTGTAACTTTTGCTGACTCATCCAGCATTGTTGCTGTTGCTTCTGCAAGGATAGTAACAGCGTCTTCTTCTTGCTTTGCCATAGGTATATACCTCTCTAGTTGGGCTTATATTGACTTAAATAATAGACAGTTTATTCTTCATCTGGATTACGACGCTGGGCAAACCTAGCACCGTAAGCCTTGCTAACCAATTGATTCATCAGGTCTGATTCTACAGGGTTAACAGCCGTTCCAGGCATAGAACCTTGAGAATTTCCTGCTGATGATACGTCTGACCCTCCAGCCGACGTAGCAACAGGACCTTCGTTATTAGGCAACATTCCTGTTGCCATCATAATTGCGGATTGTATTTGAGAATTAAGCATGGTCAAAGACCCTTGGTCAATAGCGTCATCCATAAGTTCTTCAAAGATTTCTTCCATCTTTTCGTTCGGGAACTCTTCACCTAACGTACGCAAAGCACCACGCTTAGACTCCAAGCCCAATGACATTTTGGCTTGTACTTCATTAAGTTTAATCAACACGTCTACAGGCAATGGGTCAGGCCAATGACATGTTGTTTTATATGTAATAGGGTCAGCAGGGTCAAGTTGAAGCAAGTTATCTCGTTCTGGTTTTGCTGCTTTTTGAGGGTTATAAACTAACATTTCTGGTCTGAACATAGCGGCAGTACGAATAACAAGTTCGTTAATTCGTTCAAGACCTTTTGTAAAATGAATCTTTTTCATTTGATAACGATTCATTAAAGGCTGATACTGAATTGCCAAAGCAACTCCAGAAGTGTTAGATACTGGTTGGAATTGCCCTAATGCTGCTTCTGGAATGCCTGTAATTTCATGCATTGTTCGTTTAATAAAATTAATATATTCAAGCGCTCCAGCCATTTCTCCACGAGATTCAAGGTTAAATACGTTTGCATCTTTTGGCAAACCAGCCCAGACTTTCTTTGGACCTCGCTCAAGTTGGCTTGCTTTTGCACCAGTGATAATTGTTACGGGAGCAGCGTGGTAGTTAATGATGTCCGAAACCTCAGTCATCTTTTCATTTAATTCACGATTTAAAGGAATAACATCCCAAATATCTGATTGACCCCAAGGAGACGAAGAAATACTTACGTTAGCAATATGAACAACAGGAACGCTTCCAATTACATTTTCGTATTCATCAATTAATTCATCATTAATGAATTGTTGAATATTTTCATCAGTAAGGATTTCTGTAAACGTATATACCTGACGAGTGCCCTCAGCCGAAGTTCCCCAAAAACGATATTTAAGTTTAAATCTAATAATACGGTCACGGTCATGTGGATGATATTCAGGAAAACAATGTGCTGGGTTAAGTGGTATAACTCTAATGCGACCTTCATGTGGAATTCCAGCAGTATCTACGTAAGGTTCTTCGTAGGCTACTTTAACAAAGCAATCACCAGTAACTCCAGCCAATTGTCCCATTTCCCACAAAACTTTGTGTTTGTTATTGTGAGTATTCCATACATCATCTAGAAGATGGGGAATGATTGCATTATTTTGTTCTGGAGTTTTAAATTGAACTCCTTTGCCAAAACAAAAATTAGTTATGTAGTCCGACATAGTACGGACATAATTCATGTAAAACTGAGATTCACCCATCTCACGGCGATATGACCAATGGTGTCCTAAGTACCACGCCCAAGCAGACGAATATCTGTTTAGACGTGGACCGTGGACTTCAAATTCTTCATCGGCTAACTCAACAAGCCCTAAAGGGCTAATAGCAACTGTTAAGTCACTAGCAGCAGCACGATAAGAAGGTGACCAAAAGTCAATTGCCATTTAAGAACTTACTTCTTTTTGTTCTTTGGAGCGGCTTTCTTAACTGCAGGAATCTTGGCAACGGCAGTTGGTTGTGCAATTGTTTCCTTAACTGCGGCTTCAACGACTTTGCTTTGTTTGGCAAAAAAGTTAGCAATTTGAGGGTCTCCAATTTTAGTGCTAAGCACGTTAAGCACATACAGAATAGCAGGTAAAACTACTACGTTAAGAGCAGGGTCAACTTCCCATGTGGACATGAGATACGAAACAACGCCAATTGCTCCACCTTTAGTTGCAACATCTTTAATATCTACTACGTTAATTTTATTGGACATACTTAATCTCCTTGATAGGTTGTTGTTTAATTATACCTTTTTGCGTCGTTTAACGCTTACTTTTTCGCCTTGTACATAGGAATGATAAGGCGACCCTGTATTAGGGTCGTATTTAGAAGCAATAGCCAAAGCGCGAAGAGCGTACGTCTTTGCCAATTGACTATTGACTTTTTTGTTACGAATTAATACTTGTAATGCTCCTAAAGCATAGGACGAGCCTGAACCTAAAGCATATAATCCAGTCGCTTCAGAAGACCATGAATAATCACTTTCTACAACGTAGATATTGCTATTAACGGCAACTATTACGGAAGAACCTTGCTCTGCAATGTGTTCTTTATCTTCCCTTTCAGGGACAGCATAACCTTGAGATTCAAAACACTCTCTTAATGCTGGTATGAACTTGGCTGTAAAAAACTGGTCTAATGTTTTTTTGTTGCTATTTATTGGAGGAGCAGGTGGCTGAAAAACATGTTGAAGGATGTTAATAGCACGAACATCTCCAGCAGCACCAATTAGATATTTACCGTTTTGAGAAACTTTGCTAGAGCCTTCTCGTAGAGTTCCAATTTGTGAAAAGTTATCACCAAATGTAGATACACGAGAGTCTGAGCAAATAACTGCAAACCCATCTCCTTGAACACCAATAATAGTTGTCATGTTTATTTAACAATAAACTCTTTGCCTTGATAGATAGCCCAACCATTGTAAATGGGCATCAGTTCATATGAAAACTTGTGTTCTCCACTTTGTTCATATGTAACAACTGCCATTCCTTGTTGCCAGTTTTCGTAACGAACCAATGGTCGTCCGTCAAGGTCAACACCACCTCTAGTTGAAGGAACTGCTCCATCAATGCGAGCAAGACAACCAGGAGATGCTGCCATAATTGTACGAGGACCATCAAAGTCTTCTCTAGTCTTATACGCAGTTTCAATTCTATGAATGTGTCCGTAGATTACAGAAGTCTTTTCTTGATTAAGGTATACATGTGCTGTTGACCCTGATGACTTAACTCTGTCTCCATGAATAACACGAAGTTTTTCATTAATCCAAAAATCAGACGCTGGATATCCTGGTCGGTACTCAACACCAAATTCTTCCATTCGGCAAAGATATGGAACTGTTAACACAGGCCAAGATTCAGGAGTGTTTCCTTTTCGCAATCCATAAGCAGCACCAGCGTTAGTTAATAAATACTTAGGCATTCTTTCTTCGTGGTTTCCTGCTAACCATACAATGGTTGCACTTGGAGCAGCCTCGCGAAGTTCGGCACAAAACTTAGTTGCACGGTCAATTGCTGCTTGAGTAGTTTGTTGATATGCAGGAGTAGTTAAGTACTTACCCATTTCAGGTAAATCTAAGTTGTCACCAACACAAACAACGGTTTGTGGTTTTACTTCACGTATTAACTCAATTGCAATTTGCATTGCTTTCTCATCGTGAGTTGGTTCAAGTTGTCCATCTCGTCCTCGGTAATAACCAATTTGAGCATCTGGAACTATTACGCACTTTTTGTATTTGTTTTTGGTTTTAACAATTGTTTTTTTAGGAGGTAATTTAATCGCTGGACCTTGTTGAACAACAGGCCATTCAGGACCACTATCCCAAGAAGGTGAAAATTGGATAGCAGCAAGGTCATGTACTTCTGCTTCTCCTTCTTCGTTTTTAGTAAGCGATTGATAAATAGATACTCGTTTTACATCACCAATGTCTTCAATATCTATATTCTTACGGTCAAGTAGTTCAAGAAGTTTTCCAAGAACTTTGGTGTTTTTGTTTGGTTGGTTTAAGTCGTTAATCAGATTGTTCACAAGAGCACTCCTTGTTTACGTGTCGTTGAATTGTACTTGGACTTATTGGATAACTATTTTTACGAAGAACCTTAGATAACCAAACACTACTGTATGTTTTGTTCTTACCTTGATATTGCGTAGTGCGTATTAATTCAATTGCTTTTTTCATTGCATCAGAAGTGTCATCAGGAAGCATATCAAGCATGCGACCAACTTTACACTTCTGTTGAGTTATTTGTTTTGTAGGGTTTAATAAATCGTTAATTAACGACGAGTTGTCCAAGTTGTGCTCCAATTTGTAAACGGATTATGCAGTAATGGCATCCCATGTTTTGTCGTTGCAAATACCATTGGGTTTCAGGTTAACAGACTGTTTGAAGTAATTCAACGCTTTCTGTGTAAGAGGTCCAAAATTACCGTCAGCAGTGCAGGCAAAACCTTTCTTGTTGAGAAGTTCTTGCAACTGTTTTACCTTGTCGCCTTTGTCTCCCAACTTAATTCGTAAAACACTTTTATCTTCGTTCTCAACAATAGGAGCGACAGAACCTTTGCCTTCTGGTGCTTTAATATTGTTTTTATCCATGTATGCTTTGACAGCAGCAGACGGTGTATCACCATCACAATAGCGCAAATGCCAGGGTTCTTCGGGAACCACTTCCCATGAAAATCCAAACGTTTTGACGTTATCAATTAACCATTTAAGACGTTTTGGTTCAGCAGCAGTATGTACGTCAACAGCCAAGCCACTGTTATGTTGCGAGGTTCCTGGCGCCGCCAAACTAGCAAGTTTTGGGCTTTTCTTATACCATTTGACACCTTCAAATGTTCTTGTTGAATTGCCATTAGGTTCTTTGGTATAACGTTGTTTAAAGGCTGTTAATTGTGAATCATATGTGCGATATGTGTCGCCTGCCGAAACTGGCTTGAGTTCAATACCGTCAGCCTTAGCCTTTTCCACCATTGCTGCCCAAGCAGCAGCAGCAAGCCAATGTAGTTTTCCACCACCAACTGCTGGACGAAGTAGATGTTCAGGAAGTTTTCCAGGTTTAATGCCTTTCAAATCAGCAGGCATTTTTACTGGGGCAATGTAGTCCCAATCAACTTTTTTAGACATTATTTGTCTCCTCATTAGTAGTTTGTTCTTTATTGCGTCCTGTTGAAATCATTAATCCAGCAAGAGTACCTGTAATAAAGGTAGCCACACTAGAAAGAACGCCAAAGAACATTTTATCATTTTCTGCTTGTGCGCCAATAGGTTGGGTTACAAACACCAAAGCATACAAAACGCCAATAGTAGTAATAGTAAGAACAAGTCCTAGTATGCAACCAACAACAAATTTCAACCTTGCATCTAATTCTTCTGGTGTGTATTTAACTTTATTCATATTTCTCCTTAAGGGGTTTTAGGTTCAGTAGGGTCAAAACCAATTAAATCTTTTGTGCAATAACCTGCTGCTTCGCAAATAGGTGGTTTACATTCGTCGCTATTCCAGTTGTTTGGGTCTTGGCATTCGTAACGGTATCCACCATCGTATCCACAACTAGCCAAAGTTAAAACAACACTAAAAATTAAACGTTTCATACCTTTAATAGTCTACACTACCTTTGTTTATGGTATAGACTGTAAAGGTGGTTGTAACATATCAAACATTGACACTTAGTAATGTTTCCGCAACCGCTATTTCGTTAGAAAGTAGCGAATTAGTAGAACACGATATTGAACTATATGTCCAAAATCTTAGTGATACAGCGTATGTCTGTATTGGAGACTCTGCCGTTACAAGCAACTCTTTTGGTATGCGTCTTGGTCCAAATGATTCTATGACATTTGACTATCGTGGTTACGATTCAAGGCCAACATTTTATGGAATATCTAGTCAAAACAACTCTCAAGTAAGCGTATTTAGAGTTCAACGATGACCGCCCCTGGCCTGCACAGGCTCATTTCTCCTGTTAGCACTGGAGGAATTACTGGAAAAACTTTAACGTATGAGCCAACGTGGGCTTCTTTAGAAAACGAGATTGTTCCATCTAACGGAGGTTCTGGTGGTGTTGTTGGCAAGTATTGTTTAATTGGTGAGTTGGTTCAATTTGAAATTTTTGTAAGTTTAACCAATGTTACAGATTTTGGAACTGGACAATACACACTTACCGTTCCTTTTGCTCCAAGACAAAATCAAGCCTTTAGAACCGCTGGTTTACACTCTGCTTCAAACCATTATTCCATTCTGTTAGATGTAGTTGCAGGAAATACCACTGGAAAACTGTATTACAGTGCCTCAAATGGTCAAGATTTGGAGATGACTAAAAATGCCCCCCATGTTCTTAATACAAGCGACCTTTTTTATGTTAGTGGAAACTATCTACGGCAAATTTAAACAGTTTCTTTATCAGGTGCCTTTTTATCAACTTTGTTAAACACATCGTTAATTTCAGAATAGGTTAATTTGCCATCTTGTAAAAACGCTCTAGACAAACCTTCAACCACCACAGCAACTCCTGCAATTCCAGCCATAAAAACGGCTTTTAGAACTGGTACACCAGCAATTGTTCCTGCGCCGATAACGCCCAAACCTGATGCCGCAAAGGTTGCAAGGATTCTAAGAAGTACGTTAACAAACAAATCTTTATTTTTCATTTTTTAACTTTCTTTGAATGCCATGAAATGTGGTCATACAAACCATTTTTAACTTCACGAACATCAATTTTTAAATCACTAATTGCTTCCATAACAGTGTCATGGTCGCTTCTATTTTCATTTCTAAATTCAATTAAATATTTAATTAAATAGCCAATACCTGCGCCAACAACTGGTATTGTTGTAACAACGACAGCCGTCCAGATATCTGAACTCATCGCAACCTTCCAAAAGAAGTTCCTCTGTCTTTAGGACCAAACATATCTCCACGAAGTTTTTTAGTTTCTTCATAGTCCATACGTCGTTGAATGTCTAAATCATTGATATTTGCTGGATTGGCTTTATTGTAAATATTCTTTGCCCGACTTCGCATACGAGCAGTATCTATAAAACGAATTCTTGGACTTACTCCAGCACCTTTTATTTTAGTAAAAGGTTTATGCGCTTTAAAAGCGTCAGTTGGGTCTTGAACAACTTTGGCGCTACTTGATTCACGACGGACTGTTTGATAACCGCCTACGTTTCCAATAAATCCAATACGACGTCCAGAATCACTGGATACAAAACGATTTTTAAAGTTAAAGTCGTATCCAAGGTTTTTCTGCGAATGTTGAGTTCCATAAAACTCAGACCATCTAGCCTTTTTCATTGCTGAAAAATCGTATAAACCTCCTCCTTGGTATGACCCTGCAATAGGGATACCTGAAAGAGAGGTAGTTAACGGGATGATTACCCTTCTAGGGTCTTTACTTCTCCCGCTTGGCGCACTACCTTCACGAGCCACAAATAGTACCTAATATTAAGTTTTACTTAATCTGATACAACTGTTGGGTTTGGACGCTTTGTATAGCCGCCCGAATTGTACTCCATTTCAAATGTTGGCATTCCATCTCCAGCCATAGCGCCAGTTACGAAATCGCTAAGCAATGCTGGTGCTTCAACCCACGAAGCCGAGCCTACGTGTGCACGCTCGCGCATGGTGTCTTCAGCATGCTTGTAGAACATTTCTGGATTGTTGTGGTTTTGACGCATTGGCGATGATGAAGTGTCAAAATAAGCACCGATTGAAAAATCGTTTGGAACGTCTGTGTCTGTGGCAACGCCTTCTTCAAAGCGAAGAGGACCCTTGTTTCCAGGGATGCTTGGAGCCATTGTACGCTCATAGCGAATTTCCCCACGACCATTTTCTGGGTACGGGTTTTGCGGAGCAACTGACATGTTCATTGTTGGGTCTTGCATTTTATAATCCTCCAAAAGTGGATATTGCTATCCTATACTTTACCATTTTTTAATGGTTATTACCGAAAAAACGGTGACATGCCTACTTGTACCTCTGGCATCGTGTCATGTACAGTCATTGCACAAGCAAGGGCAAGGGAGTCTGGATAGTCGTCAAAAGCGCCCTTTTCATCTGGCGCAGCAGCAAGCAAATATGGACCTTTGTAAACTTTTTCCAAATCTGACATTTGTTGGTTAAAGCGTTTCCATGACCTAGTACGACGTGCTTTGGAGTGTGCAGGGATTACCAACTGGTCTCGTTGAATTAGTTCCGTCAAATGAACCCAACGTTCATGTTGTGCTTTTGAATCAGATGACATTGCTATAACTTCTATGTCAGACAATAACAATTGTAAACGTTCAGCAACTGCTCCACCAACGCCTTGTGAGTCTACGCCAACACGTATTACGGAATAATGTCGTAAGAAATCAACAATCTCAAAATACTGTTGTTCCCATTCTTGGTTGTTTATTTCAAGCCAATTAAGAATCCTATGTTCATAAAAACCAAAAGCATCTGGATGGTCCCAGTCTACCCAAACAACGGTTACTACCGTGGAGTCATTTGAACGGGCAACGTCAATTCCTGCAACAACTGGTGTTCTCCACCATTCTTTAACCAAAGGCATGCTTTGGTCAAACAGTCGCTCCATACGTTCTTCTGATACAAACATACCTTTTTCAAGAATCCATTTATTGCAGTAAGACATTTGAAACTCGTCAGAGTCTTCTCCAATTCTTACTTTCTCTTTGGCAATAAACTTTCCATAATTTGGATTGTATTTAGATGCTGAGCGGTGGTCGTATTCAAAATGGGCTTGTCTATGGCGACGACCTCCATTAACACCACGTCTTTTATTAAATTGAATCATTTTATAAAAATAGGATTTAGTCCTAGAAGCGGTTCCTGTTAAACAAATAGTTCCGTTGTTAAATGCCAACATTGGTTTTATTGATTTAGTAATCATGTATTCGTCGGCTTCTTGAGATTCGTCAATCAATACAAAATGATAAGTTTTAGATTCAATCTTGGCTTTAGGGTTACAAGTTTGCATACGGCATAGTGACCCAGCATTCTTTAATGTAATTATTTTTCCTTTTCCACGCGCTCCACCAGATGCCGCTTTATCATCAATCTCTGGGTCAAGTAAAAAATCAAGTGCGTGTTCATTAGTTAACTTGGTAACGATGCGACTAAAAACAGTATCTGCTTGGTCTTCTGTAGGGGCAAATACACCACACCAAAAACCCTTTTCAAACTTTTCTAACCACGTTGGATACACGGGAGCCAATTTTGGCAAGATAACCATCATTGATGCCATTACTCCAGACAAAACTTCTGATTTTCCAGACTGGCGACAACCAATAACAGTTACCTCGTCACCGTCTCCTAAAACAATGGATTCAATTAAACGATAAGCAATTGGAACCTGATACGGGAAAAACTCAATGTCACAAAACTCTTCTGTAAATATAAGTAGTTTTTTAACAAGATGGTCAACAAACTCTGTTGAGGCTTCATCTAATTCTGGTGCTAGTTCTTCAATATCCAGAACGCTTGAAAGGTCCTCAACTTCATTTTCCACGCTGACCTATTTCTGTATGGATATTTGTAAGTATTTCAAACAATTCGTCAACTGTTGAGTAATCAGCCCCATGATAACGATACTTATCAAAAGTTGCACCTAAGTCCATTAACGTAGTTTCATACCAGTTTAATAAAGAAGGTAAATCCATCCTTGTAATACGGGTAGATGGCAATTTTTGATTAGTTACCTTTTTCCAAAGATTTAACGCCATTCCCTAATCTCCTTTGGTTTGTAGTGGAGTTCTCTACCTTTTAGTGCGTTTAATAAACCATTCATTTCACTAATTGCGTCATTGCGTTTGCATAAACCTATTTGAAATACATATTTACCTAGACCAATTTGAATACCACGTCCAGTTCTCCACGGATGATTTGTCTCTCTCATAAATCCACGAGATACCGAAAATCCTCTGTGTGTATCTCGCAAAACCCAATAAACAAAACCAAGACCTAATACAAGATTAAGCGTTCCTTTAAATAAGTAAACACCTAAAAACAAAACAATAGGTAAAGAGATAATCAATAAATTTTGTTTAGTGAATATAGCGTATATGCTATAAAACAATGAGACTATAAAAAGCCATATTGCCGTATATCCAAGTAATCTTTTCATAGATTACAGTCTAATGCCAGCGCTGTCCGTTCCACTGTTTGGTGCAAAATCATTAAATTCATTGGCGTATGGGGTTTCACTTGCTGGTCTATAGCCATATCCGTTTAGTGTAGTGTTAATAAATTTGCCTTTTGAATTACTTGCCGCAAACGCTTGATAAACATCCATTGAAACTGGTCCGTAAACCCAATCAGGTCCTCTTCTTCCATTTTTGTGGAACCTAACTAAAATGTAACCCATTTTCATTCCATACAAACTAAACATAGGTTGGTCAAGAATAAACTTATGTGAACACAACCTAGTACTACCTGCTGGACCTTGACCGTAGTTATTAGGGTCGTCTGGTTTGTTTGCAATTTGTGCAACTCTTACGGCACTAAATAGCGCCGTATCTATATCTCTAACTGGTTTATCGTCTTCAACAATAATGTTGCCTTGTTCATCAACTTTGGCACCACCAGTAATTCTTTGTGTTTGTAGTTCTCGTTCTTTTACTGCGG